GTGCTACATTCAATGGCACTGAAATGATGAAGTTAATTTCTACTGTTAGAGCTTATGGTTCTGGTGCGGTTATCTTTGCACCGCCTGAATTTATTGCTGCTATGGGCGCGGATGCTATTGTTCCTGTTGGAGTTTATTCCAATGGTTCTGGTGAGAGCGCTACAGTTGCTGCTGCTACTGGTGGCGTTTATCATCCACAGGATATTGATGCTATCCACAATACTGGATATATCAATCTATTTAGAGGAACTCCGATTATTCAGATTCCGCAGTCTTGGGTTGATGAAAAGAATACAGAAACTTGGATTGATCCTCAGTTAGCGTATGTATTACCGACTGGTGGAGAAAAAGTTGTCAAGGTTGTATTTGAGGGTAATACTCAGATGTATGACTTTGTTAACAGAGATCAATCTATGGAAATTCACACCTATAGAAAACTGGGTACTGCAATTCTTACATATCACAACTGGGGTATTTATAAGAACACTGGTATTGCTCAGACCTATGCAGAACAATTTTACATTTAATTGTTTATAAAGGGAGGGCTTGTCCCTCCCTTATTTGTTATATTATGAAGGAGTTAAAAGGAGTAAAATAATGGAAGATAAGGTTAAGATTAAGAATTTAATTTCGAGTAGAGTAAATATTAATATTCCGGACGTTCGGCTTAATAGAGTTTGGGAAAAGAAGGGCGCGGTTAAAGCAGTTCCTTTTGAACAGTTAGAAGAAGCTATGTATAATCCGGGAGTTGAGGCTTTATTTACAGAAGGTATTCTTGGAATTGAAGACATGGAAATCAAAAAAAGACTGGGGCTTGAGCCAGAGGATGCAGAAGAGCCAGTTAATATTATTGTTTTAGATGACGCACAAAGAAAGCGTTATTTAACTGTAATGCCAAAATCTGAATTTAAAACAAAAATTCATGAATTGCCTTTAGAGCAAGTTAAGGAGCTGGCGCAGTATGCAATTGAAAATGAGATTGCTGATTTCGATAAAGCAGAAATTATTAAGAAAATTATTGGAACTGATATTATTAGTTCTATTCAGCTTAAAAAAGCAGATGAAGAAAAGATTGAAGAAAGATAATAGGAGTTAAAAATGGCTTCGATTAATGATATATATGATTCTTTTTTGTCCAAGATGTTAGAGGACGAATGGTTAAATTGGACAGATGAAGAAAGAGAGCAAGACTGGCGCGCCCTTTTGGATGCAGTAATTCCTCGTTTTAAATTTCCAAGAGTTAGTTTAGAGATTGATGAAGAAGGAAACTTTGTTGATGAAGAAGTTTCTAATGTAGAAATTCAAATTCTTGCTACTTATATGAAATGTGAATGGTTAAATAGGACTATTCTTACTTGGGAAAATGTTAAGCCCTTATATGTTGAAAGGGATTTTTCACAAGCTAATTTAATAGATAAGTTAAAACAGTTACTTGAAAGAGAGGAATATAATGCGCTTAAATTAGAACGAATTTATTATCGTTCTCGAAAGGGCAAACCATTTACTTATAGTCAATTGGCGGGAGAGTAAAATGAAATATATTCCTGGTATGGATGAAGGTTATTTAAATAGTTTAAAAAATAAACTATTTGGTTTACTCTGCGAATATGAGAAAGGTCGAGAATGGGAAAAGTTTTTAGATTCAATTCTAATTGAATTATATGGTTTTGAACCAGAAGAAAGAACAATTAATTATTATGTACTGTATCATAAAATTTCCTCTTTAAGATATTTAAGATATGAATATTTTAGAAGTACAATTTTTGATTGTATGTCTTTGCTTTCTAAAATACGGGAGGACGAAGAAGAAGATGGGATATTATGAAGATGTATATTTAAAAAGATTAAATAGATATGGAATTGACTTTCAATCTCGTATACAAGGACAAAGAGAGGAAAACTTTAGGAGACAGCTTTTAAAGTCAGTTTATTATGTGAATTTTGACTATGATGGAGAGGTTCAAGAAGGTGAACTTACTCCAATGCGTCAGAATGAAACAAAAACTATGCAGTATTTATTAACTAATGTTCATTTAGATATTCCTAATGGGACTATTCTTTTTATTCCAGATAAGAATAATGAATTACAACCTTGGCTTATTTATTATTTAGAAAGTTTAAAAGCAAGTGGATATAATAGATATATTGTGCTAAAGATGACGCATCTGTTGAGTTGGAAAGACAGAGATGGTATAGAGCGAGAGAGTTGGGCATATTTTTATGGTCAAGAAGATAATATGTTGAAAGATGAGCTGCGCTCGCGCAGTAGAAGTAAGGTATTATATACTGAGCCATTGAAGTTAAGTTTCTTTATTTTACCTGTAAATGAATTTTTAAAGAAAGATGATTATTTAGAAGTTGGTGAGGGCAATTTAAAAGAAGCATATGTTGTAACTGGTTATGATATTCAGTCAACTCCTGGCGTTGAATTTGTCTCAGTTGACCCGCAATATATTCGTGACCTTACTCCTCCTCCAGAAAAGACGGAAGAAGATAATGAAGAAGATTTCTTTTGGATTGATAAGGGGGTTGAATAATGGAAGTACGAAATTGTGGAGATATAGGTATTAATGCACAATATATAGTGAAAAGACTTTTGGCAAATCAGAATTTACTTAAATTATTATATTATACTGATAAAGATCCATTGAGTCATGAAGATTTAACTAAGGAACAAATACAGAATGAAATTTTTGAAAAGTTGATTAAAATAGTCCCTCGTGTTGGTCCAAAGGAAACTGCACAGTCTATTATTGCGGTACGTGTGGCGCGCGGTCGTGGTTTAGCGACAAATAGTGAATTTAAAGCTGTTTCTATTAGTATAGAAGTTTTTGTTCCAATGACACAATGGATTATTAAAGATAGTAATTTAAGACCTTTTGCTATTATGGGGGAAGTACAAAAATCTTTAAATAATAAGAAGATAGAGGGGTTAGGAAAGTTAACAGGTGGAGATTTTGATTTGAACTTCTTAACAGAAGAAATGTCTGCCTATGAACAAACTTTCTTTTTAACTTCTTATGATTAATGATAAAATTTTTCTTGGTTTTCCAATTGATTTTAAAGATGTTTGTAAAATTTATCCTCCTACTGTAAATGATGTTGTTGGAAATGATGAATTAATTACTTATCAGTCACTTTTTGCAATAACACAAGAGGAATTAGATGAAGCGTATTTAAAGGATGAAAGTGTTACAGTGGTACCGACGCCATTCCAATATTTATTATTGAATTATTATCAAGATGAAGATGTTCGATTAATAATAGAAAGGGCATTTAAGTTTTTTGTACACGAACCTGTAACAATTGTTCCTGAAATTGAAATGTTGCTTATTGGGAAGAGTGAAGAAGAACTTGACCCAGATATAGATTTAGAAGATCCCAGGTTATTAACTGAAGAAAATTTTTTTGATTTTCAAAATCATATAAGAATGGTTATGGGGTTAGAAACAATAGAGCCAAAAGTTGAAGAAGAAGAGGAAGATCCGCGAGTAAAACGTTGGAAAATGAAGATTAAGGAGCGTGAGAAAATTTTAAATGTTAAAAAAAGAAAAGAAGCTCCAACTTTAGGAACATTACTTGCGGCAATTTGTTGTATGGGAATTGGTTTAAATCCACTTAATATTGGAGAGATAAGCTATGCGTGTGTGCATTGGTTAATTGCGATGTATCAGCAGAATGAAGAATATGATGTTGATATTAGAGCATTACTTGCGGGCGCGGATAGTAAAAAAGTTAAACCAAAATATTGGATTAAAAATTTAGAATAAAAGAATAAAAGAATTATAGGAGGCTATATAATATGGCAAGTATTCTTGATAAATATGGTATTAAAGAAGTTGCTGACGTCGTATTCTATGAGTTAGACTCTAAAGGAGCCCCTTCCGCTCCGGCGCTTTATCTTGATTCCTTAAAGGTTTCTACAATTGAGCAGTCTGCGGAAACTGTAGATGCTACAGGTGGTAAGGGTAATGTTAAGTTACTTACATGGGATACGAATAAGGAAATTACTTTAACTCTTGAAGATGCATTATTTAGTGCTAAGTCTCTTGGTATCATGTTTGGTGGTAAAATGACGGAGCCTATCGATGCTACTTCTGGTAAGTCTGCACAAGAAGTTTTAAAAACTTTAAGATCGCAGGAAGTAAAAG